ACGGAATCGTCTCCTGTCGGTCTGAATACTGAGTTAGAGAAGTTTCTGAATGTAAATGCCAGCGAGGCATATCAACGGCCGTGGCATCGCCTGGAGCGTGGCCTGCGTCTCAATCGTATTCGCAAGTTCGTGGATTCTGAGAAGCAACGGATGGGCTTGACGGAAGAGGATGCGGATGCTTTGAAACAGCGCCTGGAGAAGGCACTGGACAAGAAGATGCTCAATAGCAAGACGTGCGTCGTCTATGACATGGAGAAGGAGGAGATCCAGGAGATTAAGGGTCTTGTGTACCACAAGACAGCAGAAGGGCGAATCTTATCAAGCATCGTAGACAAGAAGAGCGCGGTTACGTTTCGTAAGAAGCCTTTGAAAGTTGCGACTGCCTCCGCCGCCGCTGGCGCGGATGAATTAAATATGAAACCCGAGGGCGCGCCTGTAGACGGTCCTGAGGTGTAAAATGAATAAGGCCGTCGTGGATTTCTTAGAATCCATGGAAGAATCTCATCCTCTGGGTGCCCACGCAAAGTTTTACGATACGTGGGCAACCGATATTCAGTCCTTTGCCGAGGAAGGAGGCGTTTTACAGAACGATGGAGATAAGCGAACTCTGGCCATGTTGTTGGAGATTCGCCGTCTAGTACATCAGGCATCTACGGGCGGTAACACTATGTCTGCGCCTCCCCATGCTACGCAAGCGCAGGCAGACCCCCTCTGGCACTGGCTTCTCACGGCCACGCAGGTGGAACAGCGGACGCCTGAGTGGTACCAAGAAACCCGCAATATGATCACCGCCAGTGAAGTGGCCACCGTGTTCAAGAGCGGACGGACACGTGGCCAGCTCGTCATGTCAAAGGCGAGTCCGCCGGCCGAGCGATTCATCGCTTCTCTGGCTGTACCTAAGGCTACTACCGGTCCAATGGACTGGGGTGTGAGATATGAGCCGGTAGTAAAAGAGTTCCTGGAGAATTCCTTGAAGGCGAAAATCCACGACCTCGGCCGTATTCGGCACAGAACGAATCCGAAGATTGCTGCCAGCCCGGACGGCTTGATAGTGGCCTCTGAAACAGCCCCAGAGCTCGTAGGCCGTCTAGTGGAAATCAAGTGCCCTTCTACACGCGTCATCAAAGATGGAGAGATTCCCTTTGAATACTGGTGCCAGATGCAACTTCAAATGGAAGTGTGTGGCGTAGACGCCTGCGAATTCGTAGAGGCCAAGTTCGTAGAAGAGGCTCAAACAGAATATTTAGCAACGGGATTCATCAGCCTTGTAAACAAGGATGATGTCAACAAGTACATCTATCACTCTACTGCTTCGCTTGCTTCGCTTACTCCGGCTGCTGCGCCTTTTGCTTCGCTTACAGAGGAATGGACCCTCATAGAAACATATCCCTGGTATCTTCTCAAGTTGCGTCGTGTAACAGTGCCACGCGACGTAAATTGGTTCGCCCAATCTCAACCAGCCTTTGATCAATTCTGGGCCGACGTAGAGGGAGCAAAAGCGGGGACGTGGATTCTTCCACCCGGCAGACCCAAGAAGGTAGAGGCCCCCCGCTGTCAAATAGCCGACGATTCTCAGTGAACAGGATCGTGTCTGTAGTTATTGGTGGCCTGCTCATAATTGCCCACCTCCTTGTTCTGCTTCTCATCCGGTTTTTCATAAAAGGTGCGCGTCGTAGACTCCACTGTAGCTACCGAATCTTCAAAGCCCTCAAACCCCATGTTAAAGGCGATGTCATGAAACCACTTCTGTTCAGACAGCTGTCTGGCAATGGCGATGATCAGCGTGGCCATGGCCAGCCATAAAAGGACCTGAAAATACTTGTCCATTCTGTTGAAGGGCGAGGAAATCTTCCGCCCAGTGTTTACTGGTTCGCATACTTCTCCGTCCAGTGCCTAGCGTTCATCGCATACTCGGCGGGATCCGTCTTGTACAGGTGCGCGATTTCAGGCACCAGAGGATCGTTCGGGTTCGGATCCGTCAGCATAGAACAAATACTCAAAAGCACTTTACTGATCGTCAGTGCCGGCGACCACTTGTCCTTTAGAATGTCTAAGCAAATAATCCCCGCCGAGTTAATATTCGGATGATAAATCTTCGTCGTAAAGGTCACGGTCGGACACTTGAAAGGATAGTCCACGGGAAACAGAATACGGAGCCTGAAGACACCACCAGCGTACGGAGAATCGCCAGGACCAATAATCACACCCTCCCACCGATACATGTCGTCTCCCTCCGGGCCCCCTGAACAGTTCAGCGGGGGATCATTCTTGAGGTCTGCCAACTCTCGTGTGATACGCTTTGCCGCCATATTATAATATATAAACCATCAACGCTTTAACTTGCCATGGCGACCAGAGCCAATCAAATAATCAGCAGCTGCCACGAGGAGCAAGACGCCCGTAACAGCCCCCACTATTTTCAATAACCGGATTTCCCTAGAATCCCCTTTTACACCCATATCGGAAAATCCACTGACCACCTTTGACTGTAGTTCTTTCAGGCAATCGCCGTCACGATGATTGACCTTCGGATACCCATTCTGGCATATTGTCTTTACCGTAGAGTTGAATTGGTCAAGTGTTAGGTTAGCCGAGTGAACCCACCGCCCTTGCATTGGTTTTCCACTTGCACACCTGCCCGTTGACTCATCCACAGTTCCTCCACCAGTACAAGTCACATCCTCCGGATTCTCCACGTACCAATTGTCCGTATTCGGATTTTTCACGTTTCCTTCTTGATCTCCTACCTGATTCACGGTATATACACACGACGCATTTCCAGTACCGTACACGGAAGATAAGATTGGCTTAGGATCAAGAGCTGTCCCCAGATCTTCTAAAATACCTCCCGCGAGACCACGAATCTTAGGAAGTCCTGCCGATGCCAGACGATCTTGTGTCGTTTGTCCAAGAGCGTCGCCTGTAGGAATACCCTGAATATACTGCCACATCTTCGCTCCATTGGAACAGAGCTGGCCGGATTGTACAAACGTGTTTACACCTATCGGTTTTAATTCAGGAAATCCCGCCGACCATTTATTACTTGACTGTCCGAAGCCGATAGTATCGGCATAGAATGCGGCGGCCTTCCCGGCATCCATTACACTTTGTACACTATCTCCGTCATAGACGCCAACATCTTCGGGCAGTGGTATAGAATCTGAAAAACTATAATCAGGGCCAAAGATGCTAGGAGCTTTTGTGGGCACAAAAGGCGCTGGTAGAATAAATCCACCGCTTTGTCCTACGGCAGAAGGGGTCGGTGGCGTTTGTTGAACTTGTTGCGAATCCGCCATCTAAAACGGACAAAGATAAAAAGTGATGTTCAGCATAAAGGATTATAGCAAAGTCCCTCCACGAACAATGACGTCTCTCTTTCCTTCTCTACATACTTCCAAAGCGTCCGACTTCTCCTGGAAACCTGAGTGGTGTGTAACAGAGGGGTTTGAGAAGACCAAGGGCAAATGTGATAAGTGTAAAGATATTGACTATCAGGATCACGAGGATCTTATTGTGTGCAAGGAATGTGGAGCTGTCGTGGAACGGCCACTCGACATGGGAGCAGAATATAGATTCTTCAGTGCCGATGACAAGGGCGGTGGCGATCCTTGTCGCGTCGGCGCTCCTACAGATCCGAGGTTTTCCGATTCCTCGCTCGGCACCATTATCCTCGGACTCGGCCAAGGAGGCCATGGCTCGGCGCGCGGAACAATGATGCGTATTCGCCGATTCCATACATGGTCCATGTTTCCCTATAAGAAGCGGAGTCTCCTCCAAGTATTTGAGCAAATGACCCTGGCTGCCACGAACCACGGCATTGAGCAGCGCGTTATTGAGAACGCGAAGGACTTGTATGTCCAGCTGGTGGAGCACTGCGACAAGCGTGGCCTGTCGCGCGCTTCGGTGGTCGCATCGTGTTTGTACAGCGCCCTCAAGATGGTGGGCGCTCCGAGGAAGCCAAAGGAGGTGGCCGATATCTTCCATCTCCAGAATGCGCAGTTCACCAAGGCCTTCAAGGACTTCCAGTGTATTCTGGCGATGGCGAAGCAGAAGGGACTTCTCTCACAGTCCACTGTGATTCCTTCACAACTGAGCACGACCCATGCCACCGACTACGTGGCATTTCCGATGTCAAAGCTCCCGATTGCGCGGAGCGACGCTGAGAGCCTGCGCCTACTCGCGATTCGTGTGGCCGAGATTGCCGAGGCGAGGGAGCTGAGCAAGGAGAACATGCCTCCGTCCCTCGCATCTGCAGTGATCGCGTTTGTCTTACACCGGTGCGGGTATGATAAAATTACTACTGGCGAGATAGCGGCCGTCTGTGATGTGAGCGAAGGGACTCTTCTCAAGTGTCTCCGACGTCTAGAGCAATCGGAAGAATTGTTGCGACCCATCCAGGCAAAAAAGAAGGGAGTATAGTTAGTATGTGGGCATGGGGTTCCAGTTTGAATACAAGGGCGCCACTCTCCGTTTTATCAGAAGCTGAGGAGGCAAAAAAGACCCCTGAAGA